GTTCTGGAACATGCGCCGCTGCGTCTGGTTCTGCAGACGGTCCATCGTCTCTTGGCCGGCCTGCGACAGTGCGTCCTGCGTGGCTTGGAACGATGTTTCAGCCTGCTTGCCGCTCGTCTTAAGGAACCCGTTCTGCCCGCGCAGGATGTCGTTGGCGCGCTCAAGGAACGCAACATCACTAGCCTTCGTCTCAGCCTCGTCGATGGCGTCCTGAATCGCCACGCCTGCACTGAACGCCACTTTGCCAGCCTGCGTCATGGCGCGACCAAACTGCTGCACCTGTTCTGGTGCGGCGTTTTGCATGGGCTGCACGGGCGGTGCGGCGAAGTCGCCGATGTCGCCGCCGCCTGACGGGGTGACCTGTGGGACGAAGGTAGTGGGTACGGTCGGCATGGTTAGATCCTGCGCGTTGACACGCCCTCAAGCAATTCCTCAAACCGCCGATTGCGCGCCCAGTTCGCGCCAATGTCGGCGGCACTACCAAGCAGGCTGGTCGCTGCGCCGAAGCCTGGCATGATCGTGTTGGAGGTCGCGCTTAGGTTGCTCGCCGTCAGGCCAGCCATCGTCGCCTGCGTGCCGAGGTTGAACGCCTGCAGTCGGGCGGCCTCCTGCGCACGGACGGTGCTAGCGTTGATGTTCAGTCGGTCGATTTCCTTCACAACATCCATGCTGGCAATGATTTCCCGCGCAGTACCTTGACCGAGGGTTGCGCCGCGGGCAGCAAGTGACGCCTTTGCACTAGCCTTTGCTTGGCCGGCGCGCATCGTGTATTGAGCCGAACGCGCTTGGCCCTCCATGCCAATCTGTTCCGCCGTAAACTCAGCGGCTCGTTGGTTGATGCGCGACATCTCAGCCTGAAACTGCGCGTTCTGCGCCTGCATCTTGAGCTGATTCTGCTGCGACCGCATGTTGTAGTAAGTGCCAATGGCGCTTGTTGCGGCACCAAATACCGATGCGATCTGGCCGCCAAGCGTCAAACCCTCAGCGACCTGGTTGCCGAGGGTGAACCGCTCGCCAACAGTCGGCACATCGCCAGGCGTCAGCATGGTCGGCGAGCCGTCGTACGGACGTTGCAGCAGAAATGGGATGTTGTATTCAGCCATCGTCAGTCTCCAAGCACGACCTCAAGCGTAAGTCCAACCACCGTCAGTGGTAACGGGTCGGCCTGACGCAGATAGACCTGTCCACCAGCGCGCCATGCCGGTTTGAGATCCACGTCGATCTCGTCGCTCTTGAGGCTTGGCGGCGTGCCGTACGGTTCCGTCGTGCGCTGCTTGGCCTCCACGAGTCGATCAGCGGTCGGCCCGATAAAGATGCCGCTCGACTTGAACACGCGGATGTACGCCTTGTTGACGTTCTTGTAGCGGCCCTGCCCGTACCCGTCCAAACTCATCACCGCCGGCAGGGTCTGCAGATCGCTCTGGTAGGGCAGGCCGACGTGGATGACCACCGCAGCCCGGTCGATGGTCACGGAGCCGCTAGAGACGGTTTCCTGCGGCTGCACGGCCCCGTCAGCAAGGATGCTGACCGTCTTGCCCTCAAGGTGGCTCAGGCCACTTACCGTGTCACGGGCGAACGCCCAGACCGTTGTAGCCGTGTTGCGCAGGGCGACGGGCAGCGTGACGTCCACACGAGCCGTAGCGACAGTCGTGCTGCTTGTTCCAATGATGCGCAGGCGGTACTTGTTTCCCGCCGAGTCGGTCATAACGATGGCGTCGTTGATGTCGGTCGGCGGCGTGCTGCTCGATGGGTATTGGAAGATCGCGCTGCTAGCCGTAATGGTCAGCTCCTCTGACGGACCCCAAGTCGTGCCACCGCTGACGGTTACAGTCGTGGCTGTAGCGTTGGTGCCGTCGTAGGTCAAACCGCAGTCCACAAAGAACGCCTGTGTCAGATCGCTGAACTCTCGGCTGGCCATGCGCTCCACATAACGAACCGTGTTGCCATTGATCGTGCGCTTGACGATCACATACAACCTGTCCTCAACACCCTCCGCAACAGCTGTGCAGCTCTCAAAGATGCCATCGGTTTCGTGTTGATGCCATGCGCCAATTTGCTGCTCTGGGATGTATGTCAACCCGAGCATCTTTCCAGTGCTGCTAATGAACCACAGAATTGGCTGCGGCGACTTGCTGTAACACATGTCCGTGATTTCGTAGTTGTCAAAGAGGTGCGCTGACCTGATTGACAAATCACCGGTTACGAATCCGCTTGCCTGCCAAGAGTAACCGAGTTCACGAACGTGACCACCACGCGCAGCGCAGTACACAACCGTGTTGTTGACGATTGATGGCTGTACGTTGTTTGCCCCGATGTACGACTGAGGACGAACCGAGATGGTTGTCGGCGTAATGACATCGCTGTTCACGGGCGAAACGCGCCATTCCGCAGCACTTGTCAACAACAACAACTGCGTCAGCGGAACGATGTGCCTGACCGTGTTTGCTTCTCGCGCCGCAACTCGGAAACGAATGCGATCCGTATCTTGCAACGGAATGCTGTATGCCATCTGGCTTTCAGTACCGCTTTTCGTCATCCAGAGTGTTTGTGGTTCAAGATTCGTGCCACTGAAGCAACGGCGTTGCTCAAAGTACGAAACAGCTCCAGGATAGTTGTTGGCCGAGTTGAACACATTTTCATACTCCGGCGGAGTAATACTCATGTCTGGCGCAATGTTGTCATCAACAATGCTCAAGCCGGTAGTTTGACCGATGAATCCAAACAGGCCGCCCTGCAACTTGTAAACGTTGTAGCGAATTGCGCCCGTAACTGCTGTCCATGAAATAGTTGTGTAGTAACCAGCTGTTCCGAAGTTACCGTTGATGGTCGCAGACGCACTCTTGCTCGACTCTCCAAAGTCATCTGCAGTTACTGCCGTAACGCAATACGTGAAGTCGTAGCCGGCTGCAACGACACTTTCTGTGACCGTCACACCAGTCGGAGCCGTAAGTGGTGATCCAAAATTGATCGTTGACAATGTCCACTTGGTTGCCGAAACTCGTCGTAGTTCCCTCGGAGCGTAGTTGGGGTGAACAATCGTGAGGACATCAGCCGACTGCACATAGTGAATCGTCGGGATGTCGGCCTCAAGGTACGGAGTCGGGATCTCGTACGCCGACGATGGCAACGGATACCAGTAGCTCGCGTTCGGCGGCGCATTGCCCGTCGTGGTAGCAATGCAGTAGTAGTTCGTTCCGCCGCTTGAAACTAGATCGCCAATAACGTACGTGGTCGCCCCGTTGTAGGCCGCCGGGCTTCCCGCCTGCAGCGTCGCGCCCTGCGTATGGAAGCGCATGTACTGGTTTCCGACCTCAAGCACCATCGTCTGCGTAGTGCTGTAGGTAAACGGAATCAACCTAGTTCGCTTGGTGCTGTCCTTGACCGGAGCAACGAACTGTGTGCCTGGACGATTTTCGGTCGGACCTTGCGGCAATGCAATGAAGTTCAGCATCTTGGCTGCGCCAGTCTGAAACTTCACGTCATCAATGCGGCCAAACATCTCTGGCGAAACTTCACCTCCAGCGAACGAGCGGCTGTAGATCCTTGTGCTCGGCATGGTTCAGCGTCCTGCAATCCACCCGGTAATGTGTTCGGGCTTGATGTTGCGTTGGTTGGCGTCGCTCATGCGGGCTTGCTGCAGATATCCCACCATCATCTGCGTCTGCCGCTTGCTTTCGGATGCACCTTGATCGCCCTTGCAGCGCGTTCTCTTGATCGGTGTACAGCACCTTGTTGCCGTTCGTGTCCGTCTCAATGCTGTACGTCTGCGGCACATAGCGCCCGGCTGCGACGAGCGGCGCGTAGTTGTGCAGGAAGTCGGGGTTGTCACTCGGCGTGAACTTGGCCGAGTAGTCGTTTTCGGCGTCGTGCGGCAGAACGCTGACGGCGACCATCATGTCGCCAGGAACCGCGTACGCATACTTCCACATGCTGTACGGCATCGTCACCGACGCGAGCAGTGCGCGCCGGCTAGCGAAGTTCCAGTTGTGCATCTGGAGAAGGCTGTCACGCGCAATGGGGTAGAACCGTGCGCAGTGCTCCGCCTGTGCAGATCCTTCAGGCGGGTCGATGCTGGCGATGCTTGCGTCATCGCCGAGGTGCGCGAGGGCCAGATTGCAGATCTCTACGACGCTTGCCAAGGTGGCCTCCTAGTCATAGAGGGGCGCC